TCTGGGATGCCTTCACGGCGCAAGGCACTGCTCTCTGACAACCAGGAGATCACACGCTTCTTACCCGAGTCCAAGGCACCCTTGAGCAGGTTAAGAGCAACGTCATCCAACAAGATACTGTCGCAGTCGTCAAACACTACGACACTGTTGGCGTCACTGTATTTGTACAGGGTCTGGTACAGGCCAATTGGGGTAGCACTGCCTTTGACTACTTCAGCTCGCAGTCGCTTGCCGGCTATTTTGTCAAACATTGTGGCCTTGTCAATTTCTTGCTCAACGCCAAAGCTCTTGCCCACACCTGGAGGGCCGCTCACAATCATAGCACGGATGTCGCCTGACACTGTGGCCTTTGTCATCTCGTGCAGGATGTCAAAACGCTCACGGATACGATCCATGGCCTCGTCATCTGTCTCGACTACAGCGGGTTTCTCAAAGTGTACTGTATTGTCTTGCACGGCATCTCCTGTTACATATTCAAAATTTTGGATGGAATCTACCTTAATACGGATTGTATCCGGGCAGTTGGGAAAGTTACCATCATTTTTGACAGTAACATAATTGCCTTTGGCGCCCGAGGCATAGCCTGACACCAAAGTAAAAGCAATATTGCGAACGGGCTTGTTACGGTATTCGCCCTTAATAATACGAATGGCACTCATGGTTGGCTCCTTGTTGTGCGTTAAAATTAAATTATAGCAGAAGTCGAATTAAGCGTCAACCTTGACACCTTCAATTCCAAACTGTTCGAGCAACACGGTACGGCAGGCATCTACGGTGCGTTTGGTTACTACTACTTTACCGTCCATAAAGCCCACATAGAGATTTCTGTGTGCTACAAACTTGATTGCACCGTCGGCACCTGTGTGCTTTTGACGAGCGGCAGGTTTGGCCACTGTTTTAGGCACTGCCTTTTTAGGTGCAGGCTTGGGAAAGTCCACAGGATTGTCTGTGTTAGACACATGAGCCTTAACAGGCGTAGAGTTCACGTACCCGTGCTTCTTGTCATATTTGGCAATATCTGCTGGAGTCTTGCCCCAGGTAGCTAATAGCCGTTTGACTTCTGTTCCGGGCAGTTGATTCCAATGGATGATCTTGTCAGTCCAGTTCTGCATGTTGGCTCCTTTTAATTACTATACAAGTATTATAGCAAATTGGGAATTATTGGTCAACCGTTTTATGCTGGGGCAAACAACTTGCCCATTTCGCGGAAAACTACACGGCTTGCACGAAGCTGGTCAAATGTGAGATCGTCTTCGCCGCTGTCTTGCATCTGTTGCAGGGTTTCCAGCAGTCCGGGCAAGGCCCAATCTTTTTGGTATTGCTGGACAACTTGCATGGCTTGTTCGAAGTTCATTTGTGGCTCCTTTTTGTTAAACTATGCTATATTATAGCAAATTGGGAATATTCGGTCAACCGCTGTTTATACTGTTTTTTGTGTGCTTTGATGCACTTGCACAACATCTAGGGAAATTAAACGCCCTGAGAGGGAAAAATGTGTACTTTAGTACTAGTTTTAAGGGGTAAAACTGCAAACTCAAGTACTAGTTTTTAGCCACTTTATTCCACAAGTGCCACGCTCTTTTTAATCTCATAGCGGGCAATTTTTTCGTCAAAGTACATACGAACGCCTTCATTGTAGGGACTTTGAACCACAATCTCACCTAGTTCTGTAGCAAGAGCTTGAGTGAAACGAATGAGAATACTTTGAGTATCCTCTGACTGATCCAATGGATCTCGATCCAGAATCTCTTGATAATCGTTAATGAGTTTTTGTATATTTTGATGTATCATTTTGGCTCCTTTTTAATTACTATACAAGTATTATAACAAATTGGGAATATTCGGTCAACCTTTTTGTCGCAAAAGGTCCACAATCAAATCCTGCAGATCTGCAATTTCTGATTCTTCCAAGTAGAAATCTGTGTGCGGATCCCAGTATTTGCCTTCACGTGGATCGTAGTAGGCAACACGACCGTTGGGATAGTGAAATGGGCCTTCCAATCCCTTGCGTGGACCGTATTCCTTGTTGTGCTTGAAAACGATGTAGCTCATGGTGGCTCCGTGTTGTTAAGCCATTATTGTAGCAAAAGAGCTATTTTTGGTCAACCGTTTATTGCCACAAATCTTGTATTACTTTATCGTTAATTTCGTGCGGTTTAGGGTGCCCGTGAAAAACTAATACAGAAGTACGCGGATCAATGTTGATACCTGCACCTGGGATCTTGTGTCTACGGCGAGGAAAATCATAGCCGCCGTCTACACATTGCCAGCGCCAGCTTTGAAACTGCCAGTCGGGCATGAGCCTATAACGATTCACTCCCAGTTGATGTTGTATGTAATCTTGGTCGCCAGGGTAACGACGCATGGTAGTGGCCAAGTCTTTGGCTTTGAATTCGTCCCAGAGCCAGGCCACTCGTGGAACATTGAACCACATCACACTGCTGTTGAGTCCTTGTTTTTCTGGTGTTTGTAGATAACGAAAATCCCTGATGGCCCAGAGATAGCCAAGATCCAGTTTTGTGATCCAATCAATTTCGCGCACAATCACAGTGTCAAGATCAAAGTACAGCAGGTTGCCATTGAACAAGTCTCGATTGAACAATTGCAGTTTGTACCACCATGACTTCTTGGGTCCTGATATTCCAGGCCATTCTTCCAGACAGTGCTTGACCATGTGCGGAGGAACTGATCTATGATGCTCGGTATACACATGTAGTCTGATACCACCGGGACGCACTCGTTCCAACATACTGTGCAGTTTTTCTACATACTGCCAAGTATAACCAGAACCGTGTATCACACAGGCACAGTCAATTATATCGTCAGTGCGTTCTCTAGGATGTTTAGGCATTGCCTGGATCCAACTTACCACTCCATAGTGCAGGATATTTTTTTGCACAACTGACCAATCTAGTATCCAACCCTGTTGTGCCTATTTTTGTCACTCGGCTTTTGCCTTTTTTGACCACTGAATTATAACTGCCAGTGGTCATACCTTGCGCAATCTCTGCACTGGTTTTGCCCAGCTTGTGTTGCCAGCCTGGACCTTCGCGTAAAGATTCTATGTGCTCTTGCTTGGTAGCTGTATTGCCCATCATTGTTAGGTGATATCCTGCTTCAATTTTGGCATCGCCGAACTTGCCCCAGGTTTTGTTTTTGCTACAGTACATTTCGTTCATGGGTTCAGGCAGAATATCCAGTCTAGTAGATTTGGTGCCAGGCCAACGGCCGTAGTCCATTTGCCAGTCCATGTAGCCCGATCTTACATCCTGTGCCCAGAACATGCTGCCGCGTTGATCGATCATGTGTTTGCACTGATCAAGATGCGCAGGATCCCAGAACTCGTCCAGATCACTGAGCATGACGTAATCACTGCTGCTGACACTACTGACTACATTGGCCACAGCCTGACGCATCATGCGTTCCACATAACGGCTTTGATCTTTGAATGCTTCTGGATCGGGATTGGAGATTTGGCTTTTGTCAATTACCAAGTAGTGGTACACAATTTTACGTTTGATTGACTCTGGTAGTTGCTGATAAACTCGATCAAACTGTGCGGCATGTGGCTTGAGACTGAATGTGGTGTCTGTTTCAACAATCACAAACTTGTCTACATATTGATCTAAGTAATCAAGCCTTAGAAAAAACAGGTCCGTTTCATTGTAGTAGAGAAAACTATCAATCATTTTGGTCCATAGATTGTGTCGCCACCAAGTTCAATAATTTCTCGATAGCCAAGGCTGTTAACAAATGCCTGATATTCAGCAACATCATAGGTATGCATGCTCTTGTTTTCTCTGCCGCCACCATGTGTGTATTCAACCATGAGTATGGGCTGGCAACGACGAATTGTTTGTTCAGCACCTTTGAGTACTTCAAACTCCCAACCTTCCACATCAATTTTGATCATGTCAACATTGTCTAACTTGAAGTCGTCTAGTCGCTTGCTGGGGATGTCATAGATCTTGGCATTTTTTCGATTCACTGCCACAAACTCGTCATCGACCAATTGAAAACTTCCAGAGTTTTTCATAGTGCGATAGGCGCCATGCAGCATGCGGCTTTCGTTGCTCATGGCATTGTTGAAACATTTTACATTGGAAAACTTTGCTGTGTTCTTGGCAAGACAGTTGTAGTGATCAATCATGGGCTCAAATGCATACACTTGTTCAAACAGTGGTGCCCATTGATGTACACTGATACCAACGTGTGCTCCAATGTCCACAGCGTTTCTAAAATTCTTAACGTGTTTGAGTGTTTCGTCTCTGGCGGTTTGGCCAAATCCCAAGATGTTTTCGCCAAAGCGATTAAAGTAATCTTGAAACGGGAATACTAATCCGTGTATTTCGTGCATATAAATCCTTGTCGAAGATATTTACCGTCATATACCCAGTAATCTTTTAATAGGTGCTCCTGTGGCCAATTCCTGTGTGGTCCATTCTGTGTGGGCCAGTTGATTTGCCCACTGTGTGCGGTCAGGCATGCGCGGTGTTTCAATCATGGACCAATTCAGGTTGGCCACAGGTGCTGCCAAGCTGCTGGGTCCAACAAATGCCGGAACTCCTGCAATCACAGACTGTGGTCCAGGACCTGAGTTCCAATTGACCACGGCCCAGGCATTTTTTAAAGTTTGGTCAAAGTCATAGTCGTCGTAACTGCCGGTTATCTTTTTTGGGTGCTCTACCACAATGTCCGGCATTGATATGTTAAACCTTGGGTGCGATCTGACCACAATGGGTCGACTGGTGTGTTTGCGTATGGTGTTGACTGTGTTGTGCAACCACTGTGTCATCGGTGGTTGTCCTGCCCACTGTTCACTGTCTGCACGTTGCACAGCAATCACAATGTTGTTGCCCTGCTGCCAAGGTTGCAACTTTATACCCAGGTGCTCAGCACGATTAACATCCACAATTGAATTGGGATACGAGTCAATGCTGGTTCCGTTGATGCCCAGTTTCCATGTGTATCCGCGACGAATCATGCCCACTTCTACAACTATTACCGGACGACCTGATTTTCTGTATGCTTGCCACACAGCCCGATTGCCACGCATGCGACCTGCCCATAGCATGCTCCAAATCACTGCTACATCTGCTGTCATGTCATCGGTAGACTGTTTTAAACCGGCCACGGCTAGTCCTTGCCGCAAGGCAGAGAAAACAGGACCACTGTTTAAGGCGCCGAATTGTTCAAAAAGGCTCACACGCATAGATATATAGTAGTTATGAATTACACTGTAGTCACAACATTTAACCAAGAAGGTTACGAAAAGTATGGTCAACGCATGATACAAACTTTCTTAAAGAATTGGCCCCAGGAGGTTCAGTTGGTTGTGTATGCCGAAGGCGTCAATGTTCACCAGTCGGCACCTAATTTGACTGTTTATGATCTTGAGTCAGTGAGTTCTGAGCTTAAAAAGTTCAAAACACAGTGGCACGGTGTGCCCAAGGCCAATGGAGATGTCAGTGCAGATCCTGTTCGCAGCCGCAGAAAGGATGCTGGCAAAGGATTCAAATGGGATGCTGTGAGATTTGCTCACAAGGTATACAGCATTTTTCATTGTGCAAAACACACTCAGACTGATTGGTTGATCTGGATGGACGCAGACACTGTGTGCCATAGTCCTATCAGTGTGTCCCACATCAGTCAACTGTGCCCCAATGACCGAGAATTGTGTTTTTTGGGACGGCGTGGTAAATTCAGCGAATGTGGGCTGTATGCCATGAATCTGCAGAGTTCTGGAGTACAAAGATTTCTAGCAGATTTTCAACGCTACTATGATGATGCTGAGCAAGGTATCTTCTTGCTAGACGAATGGCACGACTCGTTTGTGTTTGACGTTGTGAGACAAAATCATGGCCTGCGTGAACTAGATTGGTCAGGTCATTTGATCAAGGGCGAAGGACATCCTTTGATCAATTCAGAGTGGGGTGCATACCTAGATCACCTTAAAGGCGATCGCAAAAGCCTGGGTCGCAGCAAAGACAAAGACCTGTTGGTCAAAAGAACCGAAGAGTACTGGAATTAAACGTACTGACGCATATGGCGCCAGCAGGCTCCTGAAGCAAGTTCCTGAAAGTTCCAGTGAAACATTGATATGCGTTCAAGCCATGGTTGTCTGTTGTGCAATACAGGTTTTTCTATCTGTGATAGATCAGTGTTGGCAATATCTCTACACTGGCTTCTAGTAGGATCTGTAACAAACACAGGATAACCTTCTATGGCTGCACCTACCACTGAGCTAGAATTGTAATTGACCACTGCCCAGCAATTTACCAAATCTTGTTCCATGGTACGTCCTGGTGCACTGACTGATACACCTGGCATGTTTTTTAACTGTGCAAGATACTCTGCACTACCTTTGTCTCCAGGATGTGCTCGTATTACTATGGGTCGACTGCTGTGCTGTTGAATGGTGTGTATAGTAGATCGGGTCCAGACAACTACATCCAGACCTGACATTGACCACCCTCCGTTGCGTTGCAAACACAACAACACATGACTGCCTTGTGATCTATAATCTTTCACGGCTAACTTTAAATCGCGTTGTATCTGCTGCCAACGTGCAGGATCAACTTGATTGTCACAGTAGATGCCTGTGGTAGGAAAGATTCCATTGAAACTATAACGCAGATAATTGCCTGGATTCGTTTTGTCCTTGTACAAAAACAAGTTGCTGTCCACAGCCACAGTCCGACGATGTGAACGAATAGCATCTCCTCGCAGTTTCAAATGCGGCCTTGTGCCTATTTCGTGAGTCCATCCTTGAATTACCCCAACATCAGCAGGCCGACATTGATGATCACGAACATCAAATACCTGATCGCCCGTTTGTCTAACTCCCTGTGCAAAGTTAGTGAGTATCAAGGGCTTTTCTAAATTTTTATTGCCTGGAGGTACCGAACAATGATAAACTGCAACTGTGGTCATACAAGTTTGTGATTTTTCAACAGGTCTTCACTGTTAAAGGGATCTTTGGCACCAGCTTTGTAGTGCATGATATAAGGGGCCATTACACTGCGAGGTATAGGTGTTTTGTGTCTCTGTCCAGGATTGAGTTCCAACATCTTTACACCTGCTGTTTCCATTTCTGCTACCACTGCTCCGTACACTTCTCCGTCATAGAATCTTCGTAGATCTTTGCCCAGTTCTTTATCATAGTACTCAAGATAACGGTCAGCCATGTTCTGGAATTTTTCGTGTTTCTTGTTTACAATAAAAAATCCTGTTTCACAACTGAAACTGATTCTACTCGGATCAGAATCGCTAGGCCAGTCGTGCTTGACTCCATAGTGTGTGCTTAATACGTTGTCTGGTGTGATCATGTCAAGCAACTGCGGGTTAATTGGCATTGTGGTCACTACATCAGCATCAAGCCATATCAATCGATCACAGTCAATGTTGTTCATGGCATGAACAATACTGAATGCTTTTTTGGCAAATGTTATAGTACGATTTCCGTGCCCGCGTTGAACAAAATCAAAATATTCCGCGGGCATATCAGCCCAAGGCACGTAGTGAGTCCATTTGTTCTTGGGAGGCTCGGACATGTTTTCATTGTATACGTACAAGGGAATATCACCTGGCCAATGCATGCCATAACTTTCGATGCAGGCTTTACCACACTTTTCGTAGTAGGTCTGATCCATTGATGTTATACAAACAAACTTTTTGGTCATATTTTATCCAAATAAAATTTTGTGCGCTTGTCCATTGCGCATTTCGCTGATGTGAAACTGTCCATAAGCAAGATGATGTGCCCAGGCTTCGCGCAAAAGAGTGTCAGGCCAACTAGGATTGTCTATGTTGGCTAATCCGCGGCTGGCCACAGGATCAGCAGCATTTACTGGAGCCAGTGTAAACGCTGGAACACCTGCTATGATGCTTTCAACTGCTGCAACAGAGTTGTATGTGACCAATGCATGCACATCATCTGCCAACACCGCAGACAAAGGATCCAATCGTACCCGATCTTCACGCCGGGGTGCTCGTTGTCGCACTATTATTTGCCTGTCAGTGTAGCGTTTGATAGTCGCCACTGTTTGTTCAATCCATTGCTGTTGTTCAATTTTGTAAAACTTGCAGGGTTTTTCGTCTGGTGCTGCTATGATAATTTTGCTACCGTACTTTCTTGGTTGCAGTTTGATTTGCAGTTGCTGCCAACGATCTGATGGGCGTTCAATTATTTTGCCATGTTGTAAATTGTTTGGCACAATTCTATGCCAGTGCTTCCATCCGTTGGGATTGGCCGAACTAGGTGTATTTCCAAAATAGCCTGAATCAACGTACCAAAAGTCTCGTTGTGATCGTTGGCAATACTTGATTACTTTGTTTAGAATACCACGCAGTACTATGGGATCTCTGCTGGCATTGAAATCAAAATCTTCAGTGCTCACAGCAGTTGCCCCGCATCCATGTGCAAACATGTTGATATATTCGTCTTGCCCGTTTTTACTTAGAAAAATCATATGTTCCTTTGCTGGCAATATTCAGTAAGTATTCGTTCTCTGTGCCACTCGTTGCCTTGTGGAGTATCAGCAAACTCCTGAAAGCATGGCGTGCCAAGTGTGTAGTGCAGTAACTTGGCGTCGGCATTTGGCCCGTACTCATCAGGCAACCAGTTCCATTCTTTCGGAAGTTCGCCCACACGCTCGTCATCCAGCCAAGTAAACCTATGTAGCTCAGCACCGGTTGCTTTTTGCACAAACTCGGGAGTGAGTTTGCGATTGGGGAAACTGTTGCAGTTCCAGAGTATGACACTTGACCAGTTCTTGCGTGGATAATCTTCGTTCTTGGACCCTAGATACTTCTCGGTCATTCGAGTTTTGTAGTCATGTTTGACCACCATGACGTCATTGTAGGGATTTTGCAAGTCCCATAATTCAGCAATGTCCCCACGTACAATCATATCGCCGTCTATAAAGATAGCCCATCCTGTGTACTCCATCAAGTGAGGCACCAAGAAACGTGTGTAGATAAAATGATTTGAGCCGTCTGTGTGCGTTTCTGAATAGTCTTGAAACAGATTAAGTGCCACAGGCACAATAGCAACAGGTCTAGAACTGTTGCGAATGATTGAATTCACACAGGTATGATATGCTATGGCTTCTCTAGGATCATATCCCACAAACACAGGAATAGCTTTCATTTACGCTCAATGTCCTCTTCCACACAATTGTCGCCGTACTGAATTTCAATTAACTTGAGTGGTTGATTGGTTTCATTGCACAACTGATGCCACTCACCAAGTTTGATCCAGGTGTGTTGGTGTCGCGCTGGACTAGCCATCAAATCATAATCTGTGCTGTGCGGATCCACTGTGTATACTGTGGCTTCACCTTCGGCCACAAACCAAAACTCTGCACGTTTTTCGTGCCGTTGCATGCTCAAGCATGTCTTGGGATTCACTGTGAGTTCTTTGAGTTTGACATGACTGCCTACTTCGTGCAACACACGATAGTAGCCCCAGGTACGTTCAGTGCGTGGTTTCTTCCAGTCTTCGAGAATCCAGCTACTTGAGTTCTTTTTGTCTTCTCCGCCCACTCCAAACGTAAACTCAACATCGTCAAACACCATTTCTGGAATGTTGTCAGCTGTTCTATCACCACCGTTGGCAAACACCAACTCTGCATCTGGATAATGTGCTCTTACCTGTTGTATAAAATGGCAAGCACTTCCATCGTCATCATTGAAGGTGTAAACTTCATCTACCATGGCAAGATTGTTGATCACGCACAATCGTTCGTTCCAGGGCATGAACGGCCTGCCCTTTTTGCGAGTCAACCAGTCATCGCTGTTGAGTCCCACAATCAGCATGTCGCCCAGGCTACGGGCAGCTTTGAAATAGGCAATATGCCCAGAATGAATGGGGTCAAATCCCCCAGTGACAAGTATGATTTTCATACTGGTATTTACAGAACATGCCCACTCACACTGTAATATCTTCCATGCCAGCACTGCGCAAACGAACAATGTGTCCCATTTGCCACTGCTTGGTGTCAAGACCTTTCATGATACCCAACCAACGATTACGCAGGTACGCAACTTCGTTGATGATGGTCTCATAATCTATGACTTCGTCTTCGCCGTCTACATACTTTTCAGCATCTCGACTGGTCAATGCGCGAGCATAGCCTTCTAGATACTTTTGAAAATGCCGGCGTCGAATCTTGCGCAACTGTATGTTGAGATAGTTCAACACAGCTTCAATTTCTTGCAGCTGGTTGAATCTTTGTTCAGTAATGCCGGGCAACTCTTTGATGCGGTGTTCAATCACACCTGAGACTCTACAGTCTTTTTTGGCTTCGTCAAGCTCGCGTTCATAATGAGCTATAAAATCAGGAATAACTCCAAGATCAGCAACTACACGACTGTACCACATTATATGTTGTTCTCAATAAAATATTGGCTTATTTCTGGCCAAAGTTTTTGCCAATCAGTGCCGCGCCGTTGATCAATTGTGTCTAATGTTTGTTTTAACATGTGCAATCGATCAATTTCAACAGTACCAGTGGCCGTAAGGCCTGCAATACCTTCCAGACGTTTTCGAGACTCAATGTCCCAGTCTGTAGTAATTGGAAATTCAGTTATCAGTTGATCAAACTGATGTTGAAAAAAGTCACCGCCAAAAATTTGAGGATGATATATTTTCTCAAGTCCGCTGTCGACCAAGTGATAATCCTGCAGAATTTTAGGATTGGTTTTTTTATACTCTGCAATTCTTTGTTGCAGATCAATGGCAGTTTTCATTGTCAATGAGGTTATTACTTGATGTACTGACAGTGCCATCCAACGATGCTGCATCAAAGATTCAAAGTTACGCTGCCAATTTTGTAAATTCAACCCATAACGAACAAACTCTGCTTGATCGCCCCAGCAGTCTAAACTGGCACACACATGAACTTGTTTGATTTTTCTTTTAACTGTGAGATCTCGACCAATGTCAATAAACCGTTGCAGAGTTTCTGCATTACAGTTGAGATTGGTGTTTATTGCCAGCTCAAGATTTTTATTGTCGAGGCTGTACAAGATCTCCAGGATTTGCCAGAGTTCATTTTGCAACAAAGGTTCGCCGCCCAGGATACTGAGTCTTGATAGCTTTGATCCATTGTTTTTTAACCAATTGAGATATAGTGAAAAAAGCCGGTCACGATCTGGGGATTTGTTCACAGATTCTATACCCAATGGGTATGGTCCAAACTTTTTGAGTTCTTGGTTTATCTTGGAACTAAACACTGGCAAACAATACACGCATGCTAGATCGCAGGTATTGTTTAGATAAATTTCGCTGATGCGAGGTGTAGCATTTAGATTATCTGTGGCAAAATCAACAGGGGTCAATCCTGAAATTTGATTGTGGTGCAAGCGATCACTGATGCCACCTGCTTGCTCTATGTCTCGACAGTATTCACAGCCTCGTCCTGATACGGGCCATTGGCCTTGCAGCATGCGACGCCGATCATCAAGAACTTCAGGAGTATTGTGAAATGAATCAAAAGTTTCTGGGGTTACTTCAACAGGAGTTACTCTATGACAACTTGACGATTTGCCATTGTAAAGTCTTAGAGTATTCCAGCCCCATTTAAACACACATGCAGATGCATTGTAAATGGGAAAAACGCTGTTATTCCCATTCTTCGTTGTCATTATACTCACTGTCTTCGTCATACTCTTCTTCTTGTTCGTAGTCCTTGTCGTTGTCAAGGTAACTAGTGAGAGCACGTTTAATATCCGAATCGTGTTTGAAGACATCCCGAATGTCTTCAGGATCTTCGTCGTTGTCAATAAGAATCGACACCAACGTTTCTGCGGCTTCTGTTCTATCAACGGTGTTAACGTAGCGTTTTAGTTCACCCCAAATTTCGTTAGCAATATGTGAATGCATTAAACCTCCTCGTTGTCAGCTTCGATGATACTTACCTCTGCCTTCAGATTACCAAAGTCTTTCATCACAACATCCAAGCACGAGTCATCGTTGCGTTCCCATCCTTTGCGGAACTTCTTGATGATCTCTCCAGCACTTGTGGTAAACACAAGACTGTTGCCTTCTTTCTTGAGCAGGCCTTTTTTCTCAATCAGGTCAGTAAGACCTGAGTATGGACTCATGCCTGTTGTGTAAGGAATCTTGACTTGCACACCTTCAAAGGGTTTGGCATAGCGTGTTTTCATAACTTTACAGCCAGCACGAATGCCGTTTACTTCGCTTACTTTGTTGCCGTCTTCATCTTCTTTGAGCTTCATCTTCTTCATGGCAACCACAATGCTTGATGCATAGATAAAGCCTTGGCCTCCAGAGATCTTGTCATCTGGATCAAACATGTCCTGGCTTGCATATGTGTGATTGGTACAAACCAGTCCAACATTGTAACTACCAAACATGTTGACACAGTTACGAACCAGTGCTGTGAGTGCTTTGGGTTTACGGCCCAAGTCACCTTTCATTTCACCTGCGTCAAATTGGTTAACGTCTGTGGGTGTTAGCAACATGCCCAATGAGTCAATCACAAACATGACCTTAGGGCGTTCGCCATCGGGCAGAGCTTTGTAGTCACTCATGAATGTTGAAATTGTTTTGGCCACGTCATCAATCATGGCCATGCTCAGTTTAAGCAGTTTGTCTGGACCAGTGTCAACCCCAAGTGCTTTGAGCCAGTCCTCATCCAGTGCGTTCTCACTGTCGATCAACACCACAAAAATACCT